TTGCTCTACATTGTGTTACAGTCCGGCTGGCTTGTCTGGAAATGGTTCCATGCCATAAAAGATAAGAAGAATGAAGCACAATCTTCCGATAGTTAAAGTAGTTTGGGAAGATGCCTGCCACGACACTTTGGGTTGGGGTGATAGCCCAGAGAAAGCCAAGGAGTTTCAGGTTCCGCTTGTTGTCTCTATAGGATTCTTATTAGCAGAGACCAAGCAGGGCGTGAAAATTTGTCAGTCATTGACTGACGACGCAATTGCTCAGTCTTTGGTCATTCCGCGAAATATGATCCAGAGTATAGAGCGCGGAGCTTGGCGTGAGAAAAAAGTCAGAAGATGAAGAGTTCATCGCAGTTTGGAAAGAATTAGGAAGCCCAACTAAGATTTCAGACCGTATAGGTCTTACGCTTCGCAATGTCTACGAGCGACGAAGGGCAATCGAGAAAAAATACAACATCCTTTTGCCCACAAAAGACGCTCGTTTTACCCTACCTGAGAATCGTAGGCGAGCGACGCTAGAAACGGAAGGCTATGTGATCGTATTCTCTGACGCTCACTTCATGCCTGGAGAACCTTCCGCGGGGTTCAATGCCCTCTTAAAACTTATCAAGACCCTAAAGCCCAAAGCGATTATCGCAAATGGAGATATTCTCGATGGCGGGACAATCTCTCGTTTTGGCCCTATGGACTGGTCTCCAGTCACAAGCCTACGCGACGAACTCGAAGCGGTGCAGTGGCATATGGATCAGATCGTCAAGGCTTGCAAAGGTTTAGGTACTTTCTTGCATAGAACCACAGGCAACCACGACATACGGTTTGACAAAAAGTTAGCTGGATCTGTTCCTGAGTTCAAAGGCATTCAAGGCACAACTCTTAAGGATCATCTTCCTGAGTGGTCTGTCAGTTGGTCAGTTATGGTCAATGACATCTGCATGATTAAGCACAGGCTCCAACATTCAGGTATCCACTCCGGTTACAACAACACCTTAAAAGCAGGTATCTCTACGGTTTCAGGGCATACCCATCTTTTAGAGGTCAAAGGATGGGGAGACTATCGAGGACGTAGATACGGTGTGTCTACAGGGATGCTTGCAGATCCTGATGGTGGTCAGTTCGCTTACATTGAGGACAACCCCGTCCCTTGGTGTCAAGGATTTGCTGTCTTGTGCTTTAGAGATGGTTTACTCTTACCTCCAGAACTCGTTGAGGTTATCGAAGGGACTGCATACTTTAGAGGTCAAGCCGTTGGCTAACTTTGAACAAGCGTTTGACAAGATGATGGAGGACGAAGGAGGTTACGTCCTGCATGAAGTACAGGGAGACCGAGGCGGTCAGACCTACGCGGGTATTGCTCGCAAGATGCACCCAAAATGGGAGGGCTGGCAGCACATCGACTACCAGGAAACGCCTCCGACACAGTTAGTCCGAGACTTCTATAAAGAGAACTTCTGGAACAAGATCAAAGGCGATGACTTAACGCATGACGTTATAGCCTCGTCGCTCTTTAACTTTGCTGTCAATGCTGGCGTACCCGTATCTATCAAACTTGCCCAGATATGCGTCAAAACGGCCCCAGATGGCGTTATCGGGCCCAAGACTATATCTGCACTCAACCAAGCCAATCCGGAACTCTTTGTGGCTTATTACGCGCTAGCAAAGATCGCTCGTTATCGTGACATCGTGACGCGGGATAGAAGCCAGATGAAGTTTATGTTGGGTTGGATCAACAGGACGCTCAAGCTATGAACCTGCTCGGAATATCTTCCATCGTTGATTCAGTCGGTAAAGTTATCGGAGACTTACACACGTCCGACAAAGAACGCATGGAGCTTGAGCTAGAAGCCAAGCGTATCGACCAGGCGATAGACCTCGGTCAAATGGAAGTTAACAAGGTCGAGGCCGCTAACCAGAATATGTTTGTTGCTGGCTGGAGACCTGCTATTGGTTGGGTTGGTGCTGGTGCGATGTTCTATCAGTTCCTTGCTTATCCGTTACTTGTCTGGGCATGGACTTGGATGCAAGCAGAACAGATTGTCCCGCAAGAGGTAAAACCACCTCCTATGCTAGATACCGACGCTCTATGGGTTATTTTGAGTGGTATGTTGGGGATTGCTGGGATGAGGTCTTTCGAGAAAGCGAAAGGTGTTGCGCGGTAACTTCATCTCGCACCATCTGGCCTATTTTCTGCCCGTGAATCCTGTCGATCTTCTCAATGATCGGAAGTCGTTTGCTTTTAGCTAACTTTAAGATCATCTTTGCCCAGTCCTGAACGACAAACGGCAACGCTTGGTTATACGCTGCCGTTATCTCCTCAACATTAGATGACTTAACTTGCTTGATAAGGTTGATCCACGATGCCACGGATCGACCACTCCCGAAAAGCCTTATGTTTTGACATTGTGTCTTGGCACTCGGTTGATGGAGGAATCCAACCGCGTTCCCTCCAGATTTCCTCGACGGGTCTGAATTTTTCTGTCCTCGTCTGATTCTCGATTAACTCTTTCCAATTGCTCATAGTAAGCCTTTCGGGAACGGATAGACCGCATCCTCGTGAGGAGTTCCTGGCCGTGGTGCATTGAAGAACCTCCGTTTTTCCAACTCCGTAGGCTTCCAGAAACACTCCGGAGCCTCAGACTTGATGATGTGAATGACCCTCTCTAAGACCGGAGAGTCATCCGAAATGTTTGCAGGACGCTTTGCAAACGCTTTTTTCAGCATGGTTTGGTGGTGTACGCTTAACATATCAAAATGGCACTGAATCGTCGTCATCGACTTTGGTTGATCTTACTTCCTCTTTTGCCTGGAACTTAAGCCCCAGATACTTTCCGTCGGAACCCTCGTTAACCCATCCTGATATCCAGTATTCAGTCCCGTTTATCATTGCTGAACCTCGGTAGTCTGGGTGTACATCCTTCTCTTTCTTCTTATTCTTGCTGATTGATCCTGTTAGTTCTTTTGGCATAGCGACAACTCCATTTGATTAACTTCGTTGAGAAAGGCAACCAGATCAGTCTCGATCTTAGTTAGCTCTTCAGGCTTTGGCTCGTAACGAACGACGAATAACTGTAGATGTTCAGGAAGTCTTGGGTCGAACGACACAAAGTCGCACCAAGTCCGTCCCGTGACGAGCATTTGAGTGAGCATTTGCGGTTTGTATTTAGTGGGAACCTCCTTGGCTAGTAAGTAATCGACATGGGTGTTTGAGTTAGGGCACTTGATCTCAATTAATCCTGACCCTGCAAAGCCATCAGGACTCGCTCCAAGCCACTTTATCGACTTGTGGGTATGAAAACCTGTTTGCTCGACGAAGTGGCCTGTATGGACTTCGTAGGCTGCTCTGGCAACGGGTTCTTGCTCTGTACCCCATTGCATATAAGTATTTGTATAAGAATCACTTTGTAGGCCCGTCAGACGCTCTGTAACAAGTTGGATCTGGTAGTTCCTGCGTGTAGCCGTACCAGGCTTCGCGAGCGCGTCTGAAGCACGTGAAGCAGTTAAGTGGCCTAGTCTTGCCTTGTACCAATCATCAGTTCTTTGTTCCATGTTGCACCTTTAATATGCCTCGTTCGATCATTGCTTGCATTGTGTTTATGTATGCCTGGTTCCAAAAGTCTCGACGTTCCTCACGAGACATTTCTTTGCCTTGATCCAAGTATGCGTGGCATTTGAAACACAGAGATGCTACTAAAGCATCAGATACCTTGATGCCCATGCCTTTGCCTTGGTTCCTGTGGGCTGCGACTACAGTTCCATCTTCACAGAAACAAGATCCGCAAGGCATATTCCTGCAAGCCTCAAGCAACTTTTTGTTTGAGTACATTGATCTTCCTCAAGTCAAGTTCAGCGTCCTTCATCTCGTCTGTCCAGACTAAACCCTTCTCGATTGCATACTGGAGAAGCTGCTCTACGAGATCCGAGAACTCAGACACGGTAAGCGAAGCAGTCGAAGGCTCGATTTCTTTGACTTGACCACCAGGAAGTTCAACGACACGAGAAGGTAGAAACCTTGTCTTAGCCCACTCGTGCCAGATGTCTTGGGTATATTGCTGATCCATAAGTTGTTCAGCACAAGCCGTCAGGATCGACCAATAGAATCGATTCTGAGCCGCTGTTCGAGGTGGCTTGGAGATAGTGACCATGTAGCCTAGTTCCGTGGCTTCTATGGCCTCTATGACCCTCCTGCGGTCATTCTCAGTCGTTAGGATTGATCTCATTTCGTAAGTACCAGTTGTAGTTTGCTCGGAATGCTCGTCTCTCGAAGTCGGTGAACTTATCGTGACGCTCTGCGTACATGGCATTGACCATGCGTCTCTTGAATTCTTTGCTGTCAACGTCAAGCCACATCAGGTAATTGTCGAGCCCTGACTCGTGGAGGTCTCCGAATAAGAATCGGAGTGCGGTAATCGTTTCGTCTGTTGGTCTAGTTTTGTAAGGTGCTTTGCAAGCATCGTCGACTGCAAGCTGGATGACAGACCAAAGCAGTTTCTTGCAACGCTCTGTCTGGATCGAGTCCAACAGTCCTTCTTCAAATGTGTTCAGGTTCATTTTCGTTTGTAGTAGTAGGCCCAGGACTTCCTGTAGAGTTTTTCTTTCGTTACTAACTTGCGAGCCTCCAGAGCACGAATCATCTTCAAGGCATTCTGTGGTGTGCAGCCAAACTTGTTAGCAAGATCGTTGAGTGACATCCAGTCATCGAGTGCGGTTAAGTAAGCCGTTTGTGTCGGCGTTAGCGGTTTAGACTTGTTGAGCATCAACCGGCCAAACCTTTCCACCGACTTCAGGAACTCATCTCGGTGTGAGATGAGAACCCCTGATTGTTTTGCAGCATCAAGAATCTGATTCATTTGATTTCTGTTAGCTCTTTCTTGCGTTGTTCTTTGGCTGCGTCTAACTGCTTTATGGCTTCAGGATTGTTCTTCAGAGCCTTGTAAGCTGTCGTAAAGGTTTGCTTTAGGTCTTCCATGTTCTCAGCCTCACTCACGATCTTGAGGTGGTCTGCTGGATCTTCTTTATTCTCTTCTGGCAGATCTTCTCCAGCGTAGATGTACAGCCCGATACCGTGCAGCGAAATAGCTTTAGCCAGACATCTCTGCATGGCTGTGTTGACTGCAAATGCGTCAGGGTTTGCAATTGCTTTGTTTTTGTAGTCCATGACAGGCAGTTGTGCAGTGCGAGATACGCCGAATGCTTTTACCTCGCAGAACACCATAACGGTGTCGCCCCACATCTGATGTGGCTTGTACTCCCATGTAGCCGTAGGGTCATGTTGCAACAATGTATCCACGGCCCAGGCCCAAGAGAGATAAGAAAGTCCGTTTTTCTTCTCGACCTTCTCGGTTACGTTGATCTTTCTAAGTTCGTTGAATTTCATGCTTGGCTCCTTTATTTGATGAACAGGTAGAGCAGTGTTCCGTAGCAAATCCCTAATGCTGTGCATAAGATCCAGTCACTCCTCGTCGGCTTGTACTTCGTCAAGTTCGTACTCCTGTTGTTCCAACTGTTGTTGGTAGTCATTTTGTTCCCTCTCTCTGTCGTATTCGTAAAGTTTTCTGTCTAACCAAGCATCGTAGTCAACGCTCATGGTGTTTCCTTTGTGTAGATCGTGCAGAACTGTTCTACGTTAGCTGCAAATACAATCTCGTTGATCTTGATGTTGTAGTCGTTGTCGAAATATTCCTTGATGATTTTTTCTAACTGCTCTTGTGTGAGTATGATTTTCATGTTGGCTCCTTGTTGTGATGGAGTAATCTTAGGCTTATCAATCACATAAGACTGTCATCGTGACGACAATCTCTGCCACTGATACCAAAAAGAAACGCCGTTCGTCGGTAAGTCCTACGCAACGATCTTTAGCTGCGCTTCGTGAGCGCGGTTACTTATGTCAGATCGTCGAGCACTGGAACCCTTGGGCTCGTATACGCCAGGACTTGTTTGGCATAGGCGATATTCTTTGTCTTAGAGACGAGGAGACGCTCTTAGTACAGACGACTTCTAGAGGTAACGTATCAGCCAGGGTAAAGAAGATTGCAGAGAGTGAGCACCTTCCGGCTATCTTGCGAGCAGGCTGGAAGATCGAAGTTCACGGATGGGGTAAGTTGAAAGAAGGTTGGACTTGCAAGGTTGTGGAGATCTGATAAGATTGTGTTGTTGTCGTAGCGGGCAATGTAATAGAAGGCCGTTTACTCATGCTCTCGACTTGCTTCTCCTGGCAAGTACCGCTACCGAGAGCAGCAGTAAGCGGCCTTTTTTATTGCCTCTCGACAACCGTACTCCGCACGTTAGCAAGCACCTTAGTTGTGGTGGCGCGGAAGGAAAGCAATAGCCGGTATGTCGCAAGACTAGGGGGCAGTTCCCGAACAATCCGGTCGGCTGGTCTTATCTGCAAGCCGAGGGGTTCGCAAGAACATGCAGATGCTGCTTGACAGCGGAGGAACCTTCCCTCTCTACTCCTGTTGGGGTAGGGGGGTCTTTGGGAGGAAATAGCTAAACATCTAGCAGGAAGCTATGAATATAGGCAAGAAACTAGCTAACAAAGAGAGACAACGAATAGCGGCGTTAAAAAGAAAAAACGCTTTGCTAAGAAAGTCTAATAACGAATTGTCGGAAGAATGGAAGGCAAGAAAATTAAGAGGCATCCGTGTTGAAAGCGATGCGTTCTTGCAAACCTACGAATGGCGCAAAGTTCGTATGGAAGCCTTGAAAAAGTACGGTGCTAAATGCCAGTGTTGCGGGACAACTCCTGCTCATGGCGCAATCATGAATGTCGACCATATAAAGCCTAGAAAACTATTCCCTAGTCTTGCCCTTGATATCAACAATTTGCAGATACTTTGTCATGACTGCAACCACGGCAAAAGTAATTGGGATATGACCGACTGGAGGCAAAAAAACAAAATAGATTGTCAACAAGACGACAGTCAACAATAAAAATAAGGTTTACATTGAGATTTCCTAACAAAAGGAGAAAACAATGTTCGAGGAGTTCTGGAGCAAATACCCAAGAAAGGTCGCTAAACGTGCTGCACAAAAAGCATGGGCCAGACTATCGCCACAAGAGCAAAAGTCTGCTGTAGAGGCTTTGGTGACGCACAACAAGTATTACCAGGTGAAGGGTACGGGTCAGGAGTTTATCCCGCATCCTGCTACCTGGTTGAATCAAGGAAGATGGGAAGATGAACTAGAGATTGCACCTGCACAAGAGAAGGTTGTTGTGTGGTGGGCGACAGAAAAAGGTACTGCTGAGATGGCAGAGAAAGTAAATTGTCCTGCTAGGCCAGGAGAGGACTGGAACTCTTGGAAGGCAAGGATCTCTGAAAAGTTGAGGGCGGCATGAACAGAGAAGGCATCATCCGAATGGCGCGGGAGGCTGGGTTTGCTGATTCCAACGGGGTTGTTCATGCCTTTTATCAGCTTGAACGCTTCGCCGCCCTTGTTGCTGCTGCCGAGCGTGAGGCGTGTGCGAAGGTTGTCGAAGATTACTGCGGCGCATGGGATGACAAAGGCTATACGCTTGCCGCAGCCATACGAGCAAGGGGGCAGGTATGACAGACAAAGAAAAAGCCTACGCACTACTAAGAAAGCTAGCAGACGAAACAACGTATGTGATGGTGCATCCTAACGAACTAAGGATTCTTCTTGACGATCTTGACCATATGAGGTTGAGAGTAAGGATTGCCAGAGAAGAACTTAGCGATGCTTGGCAACTTTATAAAGGGGATATGGCATGAGCGAGAACAAAACAGCAAAGACACCGACAGACGACGGTCATGTAGCGCATGTTTACTTGTTCGAGAAAACAGGCAGGCCAATGGTCGCATGGGATAACGCTAAAGACATAAAGCTAGGAGACAGGCTTTACGTTGCACCAAAACAATGGGTTGGGCTAACTGACGAAGAAGTTTCAGATGTCATTGACAATGTGCTCGAAGGTGGTGGTTGGCTTGATGTTGCAAGAGCACTAGAGGCGGCAATCAAAAGGAAAAACACATGAGCAGAGAAGCTATGCAATTGGCGCTTGAGGCGTTGGAGAGTGATCCAATAAGTCATGCTGGACTTGTTAGCAGAAAGCAAGCCATCACTGCCCTGCGCCAAGCACTGGAGACAGAGCAAGAGCCGGTGGCGTGGCTGAAAACTTGGTCTGACGGGTCGGTGGATGTCCTAAAAACTAAGTCACGTGCTTTTGCTGACCATGAATTAGAACCCCTTTACGCCGCACCACAAAAGCGTGAGTGGGTTGGGCTGACGGATGGGGAGATTGACATACTGTCGTGCGAGATGGTTAAAGGTGATAAATCAGTCAACTGGCTATGCAAAGTCCTTGAAGCCAAGCTAAAGGAGAAGAACAAGTGGTAGATATCGTAACGGGGCTACGACTGAAAGAACTAAGCTAAATCAGGAGAACATATGAGTGGCGATCACAACATGAAAGATTCTTTTGAGTGCCCAAGGTGCGGACATTGTTGCGCTGTTGATGAATGGGATGTTCAAGACAACGTAAACCATCCTAAGCACTACACATCTCATCCGTCTGGCGTAGAGTGCATCGAGATCACGGAGCATATGAATTTCTGTGTAGGCAACGCTATAAAATATTTGTGGCGAGCTGGCCTGAAGGGTAAAAATGTTGAAGATCTAAAGAAGGCTATTTGGTACTTGGAAAGAGAGATAGCGAGGATAGGATGACTGACGAGCAAAAGAAGATTCTTACTTACCTGAAAAAGCGTAAGACACCTGCTGACCTAAAGTCAGTGAGGCTACAGACAAAGATCGACAAGCAAACGACGGTGAACTGTCTAAACGCTTTGCTTAAAAAAGGCTGTATAAAGACATCGTTTAGGATAGACCCGTTTACCAAAGAACGTGTTTGGGAGTGGGTCAAAGACGAGTACGAGGTCAAGAAGGTATCCAGGCCGAAGAAAAAGTTCAAACCTATCTTAGCCAAACCTAAGCAGGAAGAGGAAGGCGTAGACATTAGTTTTTTCAACAACCCGTTTAATTTGAGGGTCGCATGAATCTAAACGAAGCAGCAGCCATGAGTGCCGCACAAGACATCATCGAGCAGGCACAGTCAACAAGTGCGCTAGAGCAACGAGCACTAGCAATTGTCAACCTTTCGATAGAGCTTCATAAGAAGGCGATAGATCTTCGTTTGCAAGCAGAAGAAATTTTGAAAGAGATCCGCTATGGATAGATGGTGGATTGGCAAACGAGACTCGATGCTTGAGGAAATATTGTTTGACATGCTCGAAAGCGTATACGGCGTACGCTTTTGGCATGGAAGGCTCACTCCTATTGCAAAGGGCGTAAAACAATTCCTTGGGGTAGAATCTAAGAAGGCTCCTTCCCCTCCTTTGCCCGACGCGATGTTGGGCTTTTTTTTGACATGAAAGTAGCGATCTACACGGCGATCTTTGGCAACTATGACCCGTTGCACTACGCGGTAAGACAAAGCGTTCCTACGGCCTTTTACGCGATCCTGGACGGTGTTAAGAAGCCTCAAGGATGGCAACAAGTCATCACAAGCAGACGCTTCTCAGATCCACGTATGGATGCCAAGTGGTTCAAGGTATTCCCAGACAAGTTAGAGTTTGCTGAGGATTACGTGATTTGGATAGACGGGTCGATAAGGATCACAAGTCCTGAGTTTGTGGCCTACATGATCGACCAGGCCGGAGATACGATGGCGGCATTTCAACATCCTTGGCGGACTTGTATCTACCAAGAGGCCGGAGAGTGTTGGGATATGGTTAAGTATCAAGACCAACCTATCTTGGCCCAGGTCGAGCACTATCGGGATCAAGGGTGGCCGCAGGATGCAGGTCTTATTGCTGGCGGGGTGTTATGTTGGAAACGGAGTTACATCAATCCCCAGGCTAATCAAGACTGGTGGATCGAGATGATGAAATGGACGCTACAGGATCAACTGTCCTTTCCGATCATCGCAGACAGAAACGGGTTAGAGGTCAATGTTTGTACAGAAAACCTCATGGATAACAAATACTTTCAGGTGGTAGCCCACCATAGGATGGCGGAGTATGAAAAAAGTTCCGATACTCATTTGTACGGTAGGGAGTCCAAGTCTTGAAATCACGTTGTCGAGTATCCGTCTTTACGCCAAAGAAGCGCCGATATATCTGTCGAGCAGAACCGAGACAATGGACGAACGAATTTACAAGTGGGTACTCAACTCGGCGGGTAACTTTGGTGATGCCTACAACCGGATCATGGACGACGCATTCCAATACCACGATGCAGTCATCATTGCCAACGACGACATCTGCCTGACTCCAGACTCTTATAGACTCATTCTTGAGGATGCCGAGCATCTACAGAAGGCAGGGCATAAGATCGGGGTTTTGGGAGCGAGGTCGGACAATATCCTGGAAGCTCAGAACATCCGGTTCGAGGGCGGTGCAAGATATGGGATGAAGTGGGCGGAAGAACAGACGATCAAAGAGACGAGTGTCATTGCGCCGATCTTTGCTTACATCACGAAGGAAGCCTTCCAAGCGGTTAGGTTTCCGCCGATCAACTGGTTTTCAGATAACGTGTTTTGTCATACACTTACGGTATGTGACTTTAAGCATTTTGTTTCAAGGAGTTACGTCCATCACGCAGGCAGTCAGACGGTGGGCAAGGACGACTCTAAGAACATTAAGGAGGCAGCAGCATGGCTGTGGAAAAACGAACCAGGGATAGCAAAGCATTACCGTCTCCCTACAAACTAAAAGTGCCTCCTGTACCCATCAGGTACGACCGGAAAGTAGGCATTCCTTTGCAACCACAAAAGGCTAAAAAATGAAAGGCTTGCTTTCCCCTAAAGTCATGATCGTTGTGAAACAAAACGACGAGGAAGAGGATGAGAGTTGTCCGCTTCCAACGCAAGACGAGGCTTTGAACGAAGAGAACAAAGCAATTGCAAAAGAGAAGGCAATGTATGGCCCTGAACGAGAGGGCGATACGCAGTTCTGGAGAGACTTAGGCGCAAAGTGGCGTATCTCTGCGAGTCAGGCACAAGAAAGACGTTGCGGCAATTGCGAATATTTCGACATGGACATGGAAGATTGCCTGCCAGAAGGCGCTGGCTATTGCCATCAGTGGAACTTTATGTGTGCGCCAGATAAGTCTTGCGCTTCTTGGGAGATGGGCGATGAAGAAAGCGATATGGGAGAAGGCGAGACCGAAGAAACTGGGGAAGAGTGAACCTCTTTCTAAGTCTGAGAAGAAGTCCGCTAAGGCTATGGCCGCATCTGCTGGCAGACCCTACCCGAATCTTGTGGATAACATGAGAGCAGCGAGGAAGAAATGAAAAAGACCAAGGCTGAGAAGAAGATCTCCAAGGTTATGACCGAGTTCGGCAAAGGACAGCTCCACTCTGGTAAGGGTGGGCCAGTTGTCAAGAGTCAGAAACAGGCGGTAGCGATTGCCCTATCTCAAGCTGGCAAAGCTAAAAAGAAATGACTGCCGCTTGGACTAGGAAAGAAGGTAAGAACGCTAAGGGTGGCCTGAACGAGAAGGGCCGGAAGTCTTACGAGGCTGCGAACCCTGGGTCTAACCTGAAGGCTCCTGTTAAGAGCGGTGATAACCCGCGCAGAGCGAGTTTCTTAGCGAGAATGGGTAACATGCCAGGCCCAGAGCGTAAACCTGATGGTAGCCCTACTAGACTCTTACTCAGTCTAAAGGCATGGGGCGCGAGTAGTAAGGAAGATGCCAGAGCGAAAGCAAGGGCAATTTCCAGTAGAAACAAAAGCAAGTAAGTGTTGCTAACAAACAACATATGGACAACAAACTATTGGAAGATGGTGAAAAAAGGCTACCTCCTGCTGCTGGCATGGGCAGGGCTAAGGGAGTGCCTAACAAGAGCACTGCCGCGGTGAGAGAGGCTATCGCAAAGATGGCGGAACTAAACGCACCTCGTTTTGCTATATGGCTAGACGAAGTAGCACAAAAAAGCCCAGAAAAGGCTTGCGATATTTACTTGAGGGCTATCGAGTACCACATACCTAAGCTAGCAAGGACAGAGGTAACAGGTCAGGATGGGCAACCAGTTGCTTTGCAAGTGACATGGGCGCAACCAGAATAATTATCCCCTACGCGCCGAGGCCGCAACAGCTTGCAATACATAGCGCGTTAGAGCAAAAGCGTTTCGGGGTAGTAGTTGCTCATAGAAGATTAGGAAAGTCGGTTAGTGCGGTTAACCATCTCATAAGAGATGCAATCACAAACCAGAAGGAGGCGCCAAGATATGCGTTTATTGGGCCTACCTACTCTCAGACAAAACGAGTTATCTGGGATTACCTCCTCAAGTTTACCGAGCCCCTTAACGCCACTGCCAATATTGCGGAGCTTCGGGTTGATTTCTGGGGCAGACGCATCCAGCTTGCGGGGTCTGATAACCCAGACTCTCTTAGAGGACAGTATTTTGACGGCGTTGTATTCGACGAGTTTGGTGACCAGAACCCTAAAATTTGGTCGGAAGTGGTTCGTCCGGCCCTGTCGGACAGAATGGGATGGGCGTTATTCCTCGGAACCCCAAAGGGAAACAACCACTTTAAGAGCTTAAGAGACCATGCGTCAGAGCATAACGATTGGGCACTGCTTGAGTTCCGAGCATCCGAAACAGGTCTTATCCCTCAGGCTGAACTCGATGCAGCCAAGTCCGAGATGGGAGACGACAAATACTTGCAAGAGTTTGAGTGTTCCTTTGACTCAGCAATCGAAGGAAGTTACTACGGACAGCTTCTTAATGAGCTACCGTCTGAGCGATTCCACGACATCCCTGTAGATGGTTTAGCTAAGACTTACGCAGCCTGGGATCTAGGCATAGGTGACTCCACTGCAATCTGGGTTTGTCAAAGAGTTGGCCTAGAAACACGACTCATTGACTTTGTGGAAAACCACGGTCAAGGACTTGACTGGTATGTGAACTGGCTGAGAACTAATCATTACGAACTAGCCGAGCAGTTACTGCCTCACGATGTACAAGTCAGAGAGTTAGGCTCAGGAAGATCTAGGCTAGAACTTCTACAAGAAGCAGGGCTAAACATCACGATTGTTCCGAGAATGGGTGTTGACGATGGGATACAAGCCGTGAGAAGGCTAATTCCTTATTGTTGGTTCGACTCCAAGACTAAGCGTGGGGTGGACGCACTAAGGAATTATCGGCGACAATACGACGATAAGCGTCAAGTTTATTGGGACAAGCCCTTGCACGATTGGGCATCTCATGCTTCTGATGCATTTCGGTATTTAGCGGTTGGTATGTCCGAGACAACATCTTGGTCAAAGCCTCTGAAACCTAACGTAAGCTGGGTGGTGTAATGGACGACGGTAGACTTAAAGCAATACTTCAAGGCGAAATCGACAACGCCATAGGCTTTCTTGAGACCGAGACGGTCGAGCAGCGCAAGAACGCGCTTACTGCCTACATGCGCGATCCCTACGGAAACGAGGTAGAGGGTCGCAGCCAGATCGTTACAGGAGAGGTTGCAGAAGCGGTAGACGGGATGCTGCCGCCTCTTATGCGTCTCTTTACTTCTGCTGACCAAATTGGTGTATTCGAGCCTGTAGGCCCAGGCGATGAGCCGCTAGCCCAACAGGCTACCGAGTACACAAACTGGGTACTTATGAAGCAGAACCCAGGCATCTCGATCATGCACGACTGGTTTAAGGACGCGATCCTTCAGAAAGTCGGGGTTATCAAAGCCTACTGGGACGACTCGATAAGCGTCACTAAAGAGCAATACGCAAATCTTACCGACGATGAATTAGCTCTCATCATGTCTGATGGCACGATGGAGATCGCGGCACAAGAGACGGTTGAGCAGGATATTGACGGTCAAGTCATGCGCGTTCATAACGTCGCGCTTATGAAGAAAACAAAGGCCGGAAAGATCAAGATCGAGAATGTGCCTCCCGAAGAGTTCTTGATCTCTAAGGCAGGCAAGACGGTCAGAGAGACACCCTTTGTCGCGCATAGAAAACTCATCACAAGGTCTGATTTAGTTGCGATGGGGTTTGATGCCGAGATCGTGATGAATCTGCCTGTCTACAACGATCTTGAGTTCTCTGCTGAGTACATTGCTCGATACAACCGAGACGAGCAACCTTACATGGAGCCAAGTCTCGACAAGTCCATGCAGACGGTTGAGGTTTTTGAGTGCTACCTAAAGACTGACTACGACGGAGATGGGATTGCAGAACTAAGGCGGGTTCACTTTTCGGGGAATGAAATCCTAAGCAATGAAGAAACCGACTATGTGCCGTTTTACACCCTCTGTCCTATTCCGATTCCTCATCGCTTCTTTGGGGATTGCCCTGCTGATCGTACAGTTGATCTCCAGCTTATCAAGACTACTCTAACGAGGCAGATGCTTGATAACCTGTACTTACAAAACAACTCCCGCATGGGAGCAGTCGAAGGCCAGGTCAACCTCGATGACCTCTTGAGCGTTACGCCTGGTGGTGTGGTCAGGATGAAGAACCCTGGCGCACTTGTTCCCATCCAGGTCAATCCTGTTGCTCAACAGGTATTTCCGTTCATGGAGTACCTGGATTCGATCCAGGCCAAACGTACGGGCGTTACAGAGGCTTCCCAAGGGTTAGACCCCAACATCCTGCAGAACGTGACTGCTGCGGCCATAGCAGCCCTTACGCAAGCCTCGCAAGGAAAAATCGAGTTAGTCGCTAGGATCTTCTCTGAAACAGGTGTAAAAGACTTATTCAAAGGACTCTTACACCTCCTATGCAAGTACCAGGACAAAGCAGTCATCATTCGGATGCGCGGCCAATATGTTCAGTACGACCCGCGAGAGTGGTCGAACCAGTACGATGTATCAGTGAATGTCGGACTTGGTACGGGGAACATCGAGCAAAAGATGGCGATGCTCTCAATGGTTCTCGCAAAACAAGAGCAGATCATTCAAGCGTACGGCCCGAACAATCCTTTAGTGTCTGTCTCGCAATATCGTGCGACGCTTGGAAAACTGATTGAGGCAGCAGGCTTTGCAGACTCGGCTGAGTTCTTCAAGCAAGTGACACCGGAGGTTGATGCTGCACTTGCACAACCTCAGCAACAAGGCCCAGATCCTGCCGTACAAATGATGATGGCACAGGCTCAAGCGGATATTGAGATCAAGCGTCAAAAGGCTATGGCAGACATTCAACTTGCAAGAGAGAAGGCTCTAGCCGAGCTAGAACTTAAGCGCATGGAGTTTGAAGCAGAAGCGCAGATGAAGGCTATGAAAGTCGGCGCAGGCATTACGTCTAACATTGAGATACCAGGGTAATCATGGCACTTGTTGACGAACTACCGGCTGGATGGGATAGCTATAACGCAGCGCAGAAGATTGCGTGGTTTAACGCTAATAATGTCTCAACGACTGACTTGCTCAATGCTGGCGTTGATACCGACTCAATCAATTGGATGCTCAATAACGGGTACTCACCGCCCCCTGAGCCTGTTTACGAGCCTCCTCCTTATGTTCCACCTCCTGTATATACGCCTCCCGTACAAAACGAGCCCGTGTACTACGAGCCAGAGCCGGTTTATTACGAACCACCACCTTACGTTCCGCCAACGCCTTATGTCCCACCACCGCCTCCTGCGCCGCCACCTGCGCCTGTTTACAACGTATTCGGACTTAACTGGGACTCAGGCTCGTCGTTAGCGACAAAGCAGGGTTACGTTAACTCTTTGCTAGCTGCTGGTATTACTCCGGATCAGATAAAAGCCAAGATTGCCGAACTAGATCCGGCAAGTGCTACGCAGGCAAATTATGACTTGCTAGGCATACCAAACCCGCCTCCGTACGTTCCTCCTCCGGTTGTGGAACCTCCGCCGGTAACGCCTCCTCCAACAGTTACACCACCTCCTGTAACGCCGCCTGTTGTAGCGCCTCCTCCAACAGTTACGCCACCTCCGGTTGTTACGCCTCCTGCGGTAACTCCTCCTGTAGTTACACCTCCGGTTAGTCCACCACCACAAGCATTTCCGCTAGAACCTGTTAACAATGTGAGCACACCTATGGCTACAACCTACAATGTCTTTGGGTTGGAATGGGATTCAGGATCTTCTTTAGCCACTAAACAAGGCTACATTGATACGCTTTTGCAAGCCGGTATAACGCCTGAGCAAATTAAAGCCAAGATCGTTGAGTTAGATCCAGCGAGTGCAACACAAGCCAATTTTGACCTGTTGGGCATACCCACTGCACAGCCTAATCAGCCAAATACAGACGGTGGTTTGCTTAATCCAACGCAGCCCCCGTCTGGAGGGTTGCTTGATACGGCTACGCAAGCACCACCAACTTACGATGTATTTGGAGTGCAGTGGAATACCGCAGCACCTTTAGCTACAAAACAAGGCTATATCCAACAGCTTCTTGCATCTGGTAGGTCTAAGGCTGAACTACGCAACTACATCAGGAACGTAGATCCAACTAACGCAACAGACGAAGCATTCGCGGCTCTTGGCTTACAAGACGCTCCTACCGCCGAGGTGCGTAATCCTTCCCAGGATGCTGTAACGCTGATGGCTGGACAGCTTGGTTTGGGTCTGCCTCCTGAATGGCAATACTACACAGGCCAAGACAAAGTTAACTGGTTCAACTCCAAGGGCATAACTGCTGACATGCTCAGGCAGTACAAGGTTCCTGAGTTTGATATTCAGCAGGCCATCTCTTATGGGCTAGGACAAACCGGTACGGCAGCACCACCAACATGGAAGCTGCCTGCCGGTATGACGCTTCCGAGCGACTGGAATGTTTACACGGGCGCACAAAAGATCGCTTGGTTCAATCAGAACAAGATCACGGCAGACATGCTGCGGTCTATGGGTGTGCCAGAGGCTGACGTTCAGTCATCTATCCAAATGGGGTTAGGGCAAACCACGACTACGCCAACAACGCCTAGCACGTTTGATCCTAGTCGCTACATGCCACCGACGTTTAACCTCCCCGCGACTAACTTTGTGCCGTTTCAAACGGGTGGCGGTCAAACAAGCCTTGCTGCGCCAACATCGGGGTTCTTTTACAAGACAACACCAACCCCAGAAGTTCCGTTTCAGTTCCAGTCTGGCGCTGCTGGCTACACAAACCTTCGGCCCATGACGCTAGAGTTTGGCGTTCAACCTGCTGTGTCTCAAGTGCAACAGTTCAAGCCTGGTTACTTCAACCAAACCGGTTTACTAAAAAACTACGACTGGGCGAAAACCAATACACAGATAGCAGAGCAGGCGGCGCAACAAGCTCAACAACAAGCCGCGCAAGATGCCAATGTATCCCAAGGCGGGGCGATGGGCGGCAAGATCGTAGGCTTTACAGACTACGAAGAAAAGCCAGAAGGCAAGGTTGGCTACGAGAAAGGCGGAAAGATTCGCTCGTTGCTTGGGCCCAATCCAGACGGGCCAGACGAGGGTTACGCCAAGCTCCAGCGCGGCGAATATGTCGTTCGTAGGAAAGCGGTAAACAAGTACGGTGAGGACTTCTTAGAAGCCCTTAACGAAGCAAGAATGCCTAAAGAGAAACTAAAGAGCCTGCTATGACACAACGATGGGAACGAGCAAAAGCATTACTTGGTGATGAGTTTTTGACAGAAATCTTCGATGAGTTGGAAAAAGACAACATCGAGCGTATCATCAACAGTAATCCTGACGACATTGACTTACGCGAAGAGTCATACGTGGCAATTCGCGCAGTGCGTCAGGTTAAGGCGCGTCTTGAATCTGTTGCCGCCGAAGGCGAGATAGTGAAGAGACGATTTAAGATTTTTAAGTAGAGGTTAGTGTATGGAAAGCAGCAACCCGCAAGGGACTAGCTTGACAGTGGGACAGGCAGCAGATGCCTTC